AGCCCTTCTTTTTATCGTCTTGAAAGAATGCCGCCCGCTTGGTCAGCGGCTCCGTGAAATCAACGATTCTTTCCGGCAGTCCGGTGCTCTGTTTTGAAACCTCCCGCCGCACCTCGATCTCTCCCCGTGCCGCGTCAATATCCTCCCACCGCATCCGCCGCACCTCGATGGATCGCAGCCCCGCAAACCCTCCGAGGAGAAACCACGCCCGCAGCTCGTCGCTCATCTCCTCGGCCAAGATAGTCACCATTTCCCCGGCTGTTATCAGTGACCGCTTCGCTTCCGCCTTTGGCGCTCGTATCCTCCGCAGCGGATTTCGGTCGATAAGCTCCATATCGACGCACCACGCAAAAAAACCGCTCGCGTAGCGATGCCAGCCCGCCCGTGTCGTCGGTGATCCTTCCACCGAGTCAAACCACTTCCCCGCCTTGAGCGGCGTCACATTCGCCACCGGCCCGTCGAACGCCTCCAGCAACTTACCGCAGACCCGCTCAACCTTCGACTTGTGCTCCTCAGAGGATTTGGCCTTGGTCGCAACATAATCCCGAATCGCCGAACGCATCGAAAGCCCCGCTTGTTCCTTCTCCTTCAGTCCTTCCGTCCCTGTTTTTTGCAAAGCCTCCAAAAGAGCAGGGCCCGCCGCCCAAGCCTCCGCCTCCGTGCGGAAAAACCGCTTGATCCTGCTCCCCGACACCGACGCAGGAATCTCAAGCTTCCAAGTGCCAGGTCGTGCCGTGTGTGGAGTAACAAAGTATCGGGCTTTCATGTTACCCGAACTGTTACCCGTGTTACCCGAAAAACCAAGTAAAAACGCTTTTTGAAGTATTGACAAGTTGAGCAGAGTAGCGACAAGAAAACCCCGCCAACCCGCACCCAGAGCGCCAAAGAAGCCCTCCCACCCAGTGCCGGCGGCGGGACTCGAACCCGCACACTCCTTTCGGAATAAGGGATTTTAAGTCTGTTTTCGGTGTTTGTAAATCAACGGCTTGCGTGGATGTTACCCGCTGTTACCCGATTTAAGCTCCAATAAATGGATTTCGCCCTTTTGCAGATCGCAAACGACCTCGTATTGTTTACCGCCTCCCCCGGCTGGAAGCATCCCTTCGATAAACTTTCCCCGGCTCATCGTGCCGCGCAGCCGGTCGAGCTTGTCCCAGGATTCGGGCTGCATCGACACGGAGCGCGTGACGGCGGTTCGGCCTTTGGCGTTTTTGCTCTTCGCTCCTTTGGGGCGGCCTGATCCTTTGCGCGGGCCGCCGTGGGTGGTGGGTTTACTCATGAGGGAATTCGATGGAGTCGTAAACTGTCTCAATCGCGTTATCGATTTCTGATTCGTTGGCCTGTGGCAGTGCTTTGCAAACGAGAAGGGTGACGCTGTTTCCGTTTTCAGCCAGTCGGATGATTTGTTTGAGTTTGGATTTTGTGAGTTTCATTTTTTCGTGGTGTTTAGTGGCGCGGGGATCGAACCCGCGCCGGGTGGGGTTGTTAGATCGCCTCGGCAAATTTTTGTCCGGCCTCTGTCAATCGAGTATCGCAACAAGTGCCGACATTGTTCTGAAAGTAAAAGTATTCAGCGAGCTTCTTGGATCGAAGAGCAGCAAGAGCAGCGTTTTCGTGGTTGCATGTGTATGGCGTAGTTTTGATTTTTCCGGCCAGCTTTAACATCATTGCGGTTTGGGTTTTGGTCAGTTTCATTTTTTCGTTTTTGGTTTTTTGGTTGAGTTGATTATCCGAGGCGGGCGGAAAGCCAGCGGACTGCACCGGCTTGGGTTTTGAATGTTTTAGAGGCGCTGAATGTAATGGCTGTAAATGTGCCGTCGTTGTTGCGGGTGATTCCGCGTGTCAGGCTTTCGTTGTTGCTCATTTGGATTTTTGTCGTGGTGTTGTTTTTCATAACGCAATCAATCTCTCACAATCTTGATTTCTCGTCAACAACTTTTTTTCAAAAAGATGAAAATAATTTTGAGGCCCGCAGAGCCGCATGAACACAAGCGCAGCGGGCGTGACAGAAAAAAATTTATTTTGTCACGGCGGGAGGAAGATGTCCGTTACTCGAACGAATTCGTCTCAGGATTCCAAGTCACGGCCTCGATGTTTCGGCCTGCGGGGGTCGATGGATTGTTCGCTGCGCTGGTCGTGTTCGGGGTCGCCTCGGCGTTGCTTGTGCTGGAGAGGTCTTTGATTTCGGCCTGCACGGAGGTCGTGAAACCGCTGGGGCTGAGGGAGTGCGTGACGGTTTTGATCGTCCACGATTTGTTCATCGCATCGGGGAATCCGCTCAAGGTTATCAAGCCCTCGGCGATGATGTCGGGTCTGCCGGACATGGAGAGGGTGATGGATTCGCTGCCGCGCTCGCTGGATTTGAGGAAGGATTTGGCGGCGTTTTTGGCGCTGGTCTCGTCGGGGTAGAGATTCGGGGCCTCGTAGTCCGCGCCGCTGCCTTCGCCGTCGAGTTTGAAGGAATTTGTTTCCCCCGTTTCCGGATCGTGCCAGCGGGTTGTCGCGCTGCCGTATTTGGTGCGCTGCGAAAATTGGGCGCTGTAGGTGGCGACCTCCCCTTTGGTGATCGTTGGGCCGGGCAGGGCTGCGCCGGTGATGCTCGCGCCGGTGGATCGCGGCAGAAAGAGGAGACGGCTAAAGGTGGGCTTCATCAGCGCCTCGTAGTCACGGGCGAGGCGCGTGAGGAGGTTCATGTTCGACTCGTTCGTCTGGTCGAGGTGGGGAATCGTCACCGTGTAGTATTGCGGGGCGATGCCGGGGATGAGGCCGCACTCGGCGGCGATGTTGGTGACGAGCTGGCCGAGGGTGATGTTGTCGAAGCTGCGGGTTTTTCGGCTTTGGAATGGCGAGAATCCGCCCGCCGATGCGAAGGGGGCGGCTTTGCCTGATAGGCTCATGCGCTCCGGGAAACCGGAGAGCGAAATTTGATCGATGACGAATTGCCCCTTGTCCACGGTGTTGCCCTCGTAGCCGATGGCGATGTTCAGGATTTCGCCCTCGGAGGGAATCGGGAGCTTCCCGTCGTGATTGGAGAGTTCGATGGAGACCGTGTCCGCTTGCTCGGTCGAGTTGTCGGTTAGCGTGAGCGAGGCAAGGCGTTGAGCGTAGGTTTTCGTGAGGTCGCCGCCTGTGCCGCTGATTCTGAAGTCGGGCTTCATTGCCTACGAAAAGAGCGAGACCGTTTCCTTGGCTTTCGGTGCTTCGATGATGGGCAGGACGATGTATATGCCGGCGGGCAGGTAGGGGCCTTGTTCAGCCAGGCGAAGCGAGCGGTTGACCTCGAGGACGGTCTCGACCTGTTGCCCGTAGGTGCTGCCGTAATGCCGATGGCAAATTTCATCGAGCATGTCGCCCTGTTTGGTTTTGTAGACATTCATTGCAGTGCCCCCAAAAGCCCGGAGGCGCTGACATTGAAGGGTCCGATCTTGAGCGTGACCTCTGCGTATTTTTTCAAATTGATCTGGAAATCGATTTTACGGGGCTGTCCGTTTGACCAGAAAACCTCCTGCGCCTCGTTGATGGATTCGACCACCCAGAGTCCGTAATAATTCCCCGTTCCTGTTACGAGCGGCAGGGCGATTCCGAGGGACGCTTGGACGCGCATTTGCGACATCTGGCCGAGTCCGCCTTTGTATTCGGGGAGGATCGTTCCTTGGAGGCTGATGGTCTCGGAGTCGTATCCGCAGTATTGCATGAGCGGGGCCTGTCCGAATCGCTCCACTTCCTCCCATTTGTAAGAGCTTTGACGCTCAAGCTGCTGATATGCGGCAGTCGAAATGCTGAACCGGAAAGCGCCAAGGGCGAGCATGGTGTCGTTGGCCATAGTCGTTAGTCGTAGAGGGCACCCCCGGCGAGGGCGGCTTGGCGTCCATCGAGGCGGGCAAGAACGAGGTCTGCCAGCGTGCGCTCGTTCATGCCGGGGGAGGCGTTGATGGTGATGTTGATCGTGCGGTTGTCGTTGCTCACGCTGCCGCCTGCTCGGTGGTTGGGGATGATCGAGCCGGATGAGGAGGGCGAGAAGATTTCAGGGCCTCGCTCTCCCACGAGGTAGTTTTTGCCAGCGGAAACGGGGCCACCAGATGCGCGTGCGCCGTCAATCGGTGCGGGTGAGTCGCCTCCGGTAAACACGCCTTTGATTGAGCTGCCGAGGTTGGCGAATTTTTCGCGCACCCATGAGAACCACGCGCCGATTTTGCCTGTGAGGCGGTCGAAGGCTCCGGCTATCGATTCGTAGATGCCTCCGCTGAAAACCTTGGTTATGTCCCAAACCTCATAAAGTTTCGCTGAGTATGAGTCCCAGTTTTCGACGACATTTTTAATTCCAAGCGCGAGGAGTGTTAGACCGCCAATGATTGCCGCTCCTATGGCTATGGCTGGCAGCAACGGCGCGATTGCGGCCCATCCTGCGGTTGCCATACCCCAGAGTGCGGTTGCTGCTCCTCCGATTGCGGGGATGATTCCCGTGGCTCCCGCAGCCATGCCCCAGAGGCCCGTTGTCAGCTTGATTACCGCAGGAACGGCTGTGACGAAAGAAGCGCCAAGCGATGCCACGGCGGCGATGGTTGGCAGGAAGGCAATCGTGGCAATGCCGGTCAGAATGGCTTTGACGCCGCCAACCGATTCGATGAACGGCCATGCGGCCTTGCCCATTTCGACCAGGCTCTTGGCCATGTCGCGAATCTGCGTTCCGATGATCGGGCCGTTGGTTTTGAGCCAGCCGCCGAACTCTTGCGCCATCGCTTTGATGTTGGGCGCGTTCTCGCGGATGAATGAGCCGAGGGAGGTCATCAGCTCGGTGAGCACGGGCAGGAGTTCACGCCCGATGATGTTTTGTGATCCTTGGAGGGCGAGGTTGAATTGGCCCATTGCCTCGTCGAACGCATCGCCCATGAGCATGTCGGAATCGCTGAGAAGATAGCCCGCATCTTGCGCGGCTTTGGCGTAGCCTTGCAGACCTTCCTTGCCGAGGTTGAGGAGGTTCGGGATTTTGCGCCCTGCCTTGCCGAAAATGTCCGTTGCAATCTTAGCTTTGTTGACGCTGCCGGTGTATTTGGAAAACGCCTGTGAGATCGTGGCAAACTGCGAAGCCGTGTCCATCTTTTGCAGTTTGCCGATATCGAGGCCAAGCTCGCTTAATGCCTCGCCGGTCTTGTTGCCGTCCTCGCCTGCATCAACGAGGCGGATGTTCATTTCTGAAAGCGCTTTGTCGGCCATTTCTGCGGAGGCTCCGACTTGGCTTGCGGCGTAGCGCACCGAGAGGAGGAAGTTTGCATCCGTTCCAAGGGTTGCCGCGCCTTCCGCTGCGGAGTCGGCAAAGTTGCCGAAGGCCGTTCCCATTTTCCACACGGCGGCGCTGGCTGCGGCGGCGGCTGCGCCGATAGCCACAAATCCGCCTGCGGTGCGTTTGAGAACGGTCTGAAAGTTGTCTCCGATGGGTTTAATCTTGCCCCACGAGTCCATGACCTTTCGGGTGGCGTCGGCTTTGCGTTGTAGCGCGGCAAGCTCTTTGCCGAGGGTGACGGTATCCGCGCCGGATTCTTTCATCGCCGCACCGACCTCTTTCATGCGGGTTTTCAGCTTTGACATCGAAGCACCAAGAACCTTTGTGTTTCCGGTGACAGCGGCAAACGACGATTTCAGCGAGCCAGAAACGGCCCCACCGATCTCGATTGTCGCTTTGAATTTTTTCTCGGTCGCCATGATTATTTAGGAAGTTTCCCGCACCAGTCCACAAGCTCCTCGGCGGTCATTTCGCTGATCTCTGCGAGGCTCCATCCGGTGTGGCTGGCCAGTGCGAGAGTGCCGCGCATGGCGTCCTCCCGCGTTAGCCTAAAAAACCGGAGAATGCCTTTTGGAGCTTCTTGTAATCTCCGAGGTCGAGGTCGCGGATTTCGACCGGAGTCACCATGCAGAGGTTGGCGAAGGCGAGAATCTCTGTCTCTTGTTCACTCTGTCCTTTGCTTCCTTCTTCAGCCGCCAGCATGTCGCCAACCTTCGGCCTGCGGAGGGTGAGGCGCCGGCATTCGACGCCCTCGATTTTGATCGGGAAATCGAGTTCGATTTCGACGCTGGATTTTTTGCTCGCCATTTTTGCGCTGGATTAGATGCCGATTGCGTTGCGCTGGGCTGCGAGGCGGTCTGTGCCGTTCACGATGCGAACCATGTTTGGAATGTCGATGTCGTTAATGGTCCGGCCTGCCTGCGTGTATTTGTAGCTGCGGAGGTCCATCGTGAAGCTGATCGTGGACTTCTCGCCTGCTGTCCACGCACCCGGTTCCATCGAGCGGATCGTCCCGTTCATGTAAACGACCACGGGCGTCACTGCGCCGTCGAGGCTTTCGAGAGCGCCACGGGCCACGAGCGGGACGGTCGTGCCTTGGCCGATGCCCCAGAGGTTCAGAACATTTTCCTCGTAGCCACTGAGCACGAATGAGGCTTCCAGTTTCTCCTGGCCCATCTCAACGGCTACGCTCGCGTCCATGCCACCAGCGCGGAAGTCTTCGACCACGAGGCCGAGAGTCGGGAGTTGCAGTTCGTCACAGACTCCTGCGAATCCGCGCCCGTCGACAAACAAGTTGAAGTTTTTTAAGATGTTCGATGCGGTTGCCATAATTTTTTTTAGTTAAGGATTTCGGAGAGGTATTCGTTGGTCAGCTCACCACGAAATGTGATGTGTTCGGCTGGGTAAGGCGGCGTAAACGTGAAGTTAAAATAGACTTTGCCGAGTTGGATGTTTGCCGCGGTGTTCAAATCTGGGTCTGCCCAGCATTTGCCGCCGAGGATCGCGCCTTGGTTCTTTAGGCTCGCGAGGTAGGAGTTCACGGACTCGGTGACATCTTCAAGGTAGGTCTTGCTGATGAGGCGATCCACTGCCCACAGGTGGGCGCGTTGCAGGCTGTCGAAAATGATGTCTGCTGTGCGGCGAACATTAACGAATTGATATTTGGTGTCGGTTGCGCCTGCGCCTGTCTGGTTGCCCCAGAGGCGGAATCCACCGCTGCGGATGAAGGTGGCGACATTGCCGAGGTTGAGCACGTTGGCGAGTGAGGAGGTATCGCCGAGGACGAAATCCACAGCCTTGTCGATTTTCTCGATGCCGAAAACTTCGTTGTTAGATGGCGACCACCAGAAGCCGCGCTCATTGTCGATGCGAGCCATGACACCAGCCACATAAGGAGCTGGGTCTTGCCCGCCGTTGACGGCTGGCCAGATGCCATAGATGCGGTCGTTGCCGTTTGCTGTTACCCATGCACTGGCTTCGGTGGCGGTGTCGATGGCGGCAACGCTTGAAACGAGTCCAGCGATTGCAACCGCACGGAGAGCGGAGGCGACGGCTTTCACATCGTCAATCGTGGTGGTCTCATACGCGCCTTCAGCAACGATGAGGCGCGGCGTGACATTGAGTTCGGCCTGAGCTTTGCGGAGCGCGTGGACGCCAGTAAGCAGGCTGGAGCTTCCAGCGACATCCGCCGCAGTTGCGCAACGCACGACGACGACAACCGCGCCAGTCTGTGCGTAGATGGCCTCAATGGCCTTGCCGAGGAATGTGCTCGCGCCGAGCTTGGTCGAGACTCCCGTGGGAGAAGTGACGAGGACGGGCGTGTTCAGCGGAAAATCCGCGTGGGCTGTGCCTGTGCCGACGAGTCCGATGACGCTGGACGAAACGGTTTTGATCGGGCGTGGCCCTCCTGTGATTTCTTGGACTTCGACGCCGTGGAGAAATTGAGACATGGTGATTTAGTGGGTTGCGGTTGCGGGTGAGAGTGTGCGGGGATCGTGTTGCGGTGTCTTCTGCGGGGACTTCCTAAAATTTGATGCAGTAGAGCAGGGCGATGTTGCACGGGCGGGTTTCGGTTCCGCCTGTTTCTCCTGTTATTGCGCCCGATCCTGTTCCTACATGGTTTTGTTGGCTTCCAAAATCGTGTTTCTGGTTAGCAGTTGAAGCTGAATAGGTGTGAGAATGCTTTTTAAAAGCGTCCGCCTGTTTCACGCCAAAAGTATCCGACTTCGTTCCGTCCGAATTTGTTCCACTGCCTCGCACGAAGTATCCGCGCATGTCTGGAAGTGGCAGGCGTTTATTTGCTGCAAAATCTGCGGATGCGCTTACGCCGCGAGTTGATGCCGCGCCTGTGCTCGTCTGGATGGGCAAAAGTGTGTTGCTCCAACTTGCCCACAGCACTGCGAACAGCTCGTCATAGTTTTGGCTGTCATAAAAAGCCCCGCTGGCAGCAGACCCGATTGTGTGGCCGTTTGCCGGGAGCCAGCCGCTCGGTGCGGAGGTTGTTGCAAATGGCATCACCGCACCGGGCGGAACAAAAAGAACGGCGGCACTGGCAAGTCCTGCGGGTGTCACTGCGCGAGCGGTGTCTGTTCCAGTTTGAGTCTCGGAATTGGTTGCCAGCTCAACAATGCCAGCACGGGTCTGTGTAGCTGTGCGGCTGGCGAGACCAGCTGGCGTTACGGCGCGGCCTGCATCGGTTCCAGTCTGCGTCTGCTCGCTTGTCGCCAGTTGAACGATACCAGATTTATCGTTGGTGGCCCCGTCGGTTTTTGCGACATAAAGTTCAGTGAGAACATGGCCTAAATTTGCAGGAGTGATGGCGCGTGTCGTATCTGTTCCGAGAACGCTTTCATTATTTGTCGCCAGTTCGACGATGCCTGCTCGTGTGTCTGTAGCGGTGCGACTTGCCAGAGCGGCAGGAGTCACGGCTTTGTTGGTATCCGTTCCTGTCTGCGTTTCTGTGCTGCTTGCTAATATCACCACCCCGGCGCGACTTGTTGTAGCCGTGCGATCCACGAGCCGCGCAACGGTTAGGGCCTTGGTTGCATCTGGCGAGAGCGCCTGAGCCTCGGCTGTGGTCGCTAATTCAATGACGCCTCGGCGGGATTCTGTGGCTGTGACCTGCGCCAACTTGAGCGGCGTGATGATTTTGGTATCGATTGCTCCTGCTTGCGCCTCCGCTGTGGTAGCGATGGCAAGGACGCCGAGGCGGGTTTCGTTTGCCTGCGCGTAGGAAAATCCTGCGTCTCCGACCGTGACTGATCCGGGCGGCACATTGGTCATCACGAAATCGAGCGCGAAGAGGGCTGATGCCGTGCTGCCTTTGGTGAGGATGACGCCTGTTTGCGAGTAGATTGCGAACAGGACATTGTTGTTTGTGTAAAGCCCGATTTCCTTGACCGAGTAGCTGTCTGCGGAATCGTCCTGCGCCGTGAGGTGGATCGTGCCGGGGACAGGCACGCTGCTGCCGCTTGGATCGAGTCGCTTGATCTCCGTTTGCAATGCCGTGCGGGTGGCCAGTGGTGTGTAGCCTCCGCTTCCGATGGCAATTTTTGTAAGGGTTACTGGGCCGATAGCCCCGCCCACTTGGGCGATGGCGGCGCGGCCTGCGTTGGTGATGACGAATTGAAGGGCCATAAGTGTTAGTAGGTGGCTGCGCAGTCGAGCCGGTTAAATGTGGCGGGGCGGCAGATGCCGACGATGTTCACGCTGCCGACGAAGGATTCTAAGGCCTCAAGCGTGAAGTCACTTCGCACCGGCTTGACGGCTGCGACGGCTTTTGTGATTGAGTCTTGAACGGATGCAGGAGTCTGGAGCCAGCCGAGGGCGATTGCGAAAGTGTGGGGAGTGCCTTTTGGCGTTGTCTGCCACCACTCGCTGAGTTGGAGCGCGATGCCGAATGAGTCGAGGAGTGTTTTGACAGCGGCGACGGTGCCTTTTTTGCGGTGAATCTCGGCAGAGTTCTTGATGACATTCCGCTTTGTGGCTGTTGTCCAGTTGGCATCCCATTCATCGACCGATGTTGCCCAGGCTAACCATGGCAGGAGGTTTTCTGGGCAGGTGTCGGGATTCCAGAGTGAACGGATGGGCGTTGAGACGGTGCCGAGGCGGGAGCTGGCGAGGGAGAGGGATCGCTCCGGGCTTGTAGCGTTGGGCGGCAGGAGGTCGCGCAGTGTGATGTCCGCAGCGATTTCGTCTTCGTTGGCGGGGTCGCCGTAAACGACATTTGTGCGGTTAGTCCACGCGACTTTAATGGCAACCTTGGTGTCGAGCAGATCGCCTGCGGAGCTGTATTCCTGACGCAGTATGTTCCACAGGAGGTCTGTGGTTTTAGCGGCGTTCGGGGCTTGTCCGTAGTAAAAGAAATTCCCGTCCTGATCGGAAAGGTATTGGTAAATCGAGCGGCTCATTTTACTGGCTCAGACCTCCGTATGTGAGATTGATCGCGGTGCAGAAGGGGGCTTGCGTGTGGTTGCAGACGATGTTGGCAGTGGGTGCGGCAAGGTTGACCTTTTGCACGCCGTCCACATGGAGGGCTGCGAAGATCGCGGAAAGGTTGATGTCGTTGCCGACTTTGTGATTCTGAGTGGCGAACTCTTGGGCGCTGGCTCGTGCTTCCTGCATCACCACTTCTGAATCGGGGCCGGGAAAGGTAAAGATCGTCGCCGTGATTGCGTAGTTTTGAATCGATGCGCCTTGCACGGTGACGGCATCCGTGAGCGGGCGGACGGATTCGGCGTTCAGAGCTTGCGTGACATTGCTGATAACGGTTGCCGAGGGTGCGCCGTTTCCTGTGAGTCCGAGGACGGTCACGAGGACATTGCCGGGTGAGACGGTGGGAGGGCCGACGATGGTCGCGTGTTTGACGCCGGCCACTTTGAGCGCATGGTAAAGATAGCTTCCTTCGGGGCCTGCCGTGCTCAAGCCCTCAAGGGCGAGCGTGACGCGATAGCGGAAATCGGTGTCCGTTTCCATGACGGCCAATCGCGGCGGGATTGCTGTCGGGGCTGCTGGCACGAGGATTTTGCGGGTTGTGCCGAAGATCGCGCCAAGTTGGTCGAGGTCAGCGCCGGTTGCATAAGCCAGCATGACACCACGGGCGGCATCGTTGACCCGCTGGCGAATGAGCATTTCGCGGTATGCGCAGACTTCCAGAATCTTAAAGGCGGGGTCTGACTCCACGATGGCGGTGAATGCCGGATCGCGGGCTTTGAGGTCGTCCACCATCTCCTGCAAAATCGCGGCGTAGTCGAGACTCTCGACAATCGTCGGCGCGGGGAGGCTGCTGAGGTCGATGGGCGTGTAACTCATACGACCATGCCGTCGAGCGTGAGCGCGGTTCCGGTGGGTAAATAGACGCCTTCAAGGGCGATGGTGATTTTGCCGGGTTCGATGGCTTGGGCTATGACGCGAGTGATCTCAACGCGAGGCTCCCATTTGCGGATCGCCTCGATGGTGGCGACATAGATTTCGACGATGGTTCCGCGATTCATCGGGGCGTCCACGAGGTCAAAGAGGCGCGATCCGTAGTCGCGGAGCATGACGCGAGAGCCGAGAGGGGTCGTGAGAATGTCCCGTATCGACTGCTTCAAATGGTCCAGCCCGGAAAGCGCCTTGCCGGTCTCGCTGCTCATGCCTCGCATGGGGCGAGATTTTATGGCGGCGTTGGGGGGTGTCTTCTGCGGGGAGTTCCCGCAGAGGAGAGCACTGAGATTAAAGCTTCGGCGTGTCTGTAAATGCTGCTCCTGACATGACGCCGCCGTGCGTGTGGGTCGAGAGAGTGATGTTGTTGGATTTCATCAGACCCGTCTGGTCGTAGTTTCCGGTTTGCGTGATGTTGCCGTTGATCGTGATGCCGCCGCTGGCGATTTCGAGGGTGGTTCCTTCTACGGTGATTTTGACGCTGCCGCTGGTGACTTCGATTTTGCTGCTGCTGCCGAGGGTGTGGGTGATCTTGCTGGCTGTGATTTCGCTTTTCGCATCGCTGCCGATTTGGGCCAGAATTTTTGAGGCGGTGATTTCCGTTTTGGCGTCCGATCCAATTTGCGCGAGGATTTTGTCCGAGGTGATTTCGGTTTTGGCATCGTCTCCAACTTTCGCCGTGA